TATATTGGGACATTAACATTTGACCAAGAAACACTTACGAGTGGTAATGCGTATGATAATGGATTTAAAAAAGCATTTAAAATTACAGTTACATCAACAGAACCAACACCTAGTACAGGTGACCAATTATACTTTGAAACAAGATTGGAAGGTCAAATGCTCCAACAACTTAAATATGGAACTTCCAATGCGGAAAGTTTGACTTTATCTTTTTGGGTTAAATCTACTAAGACAGGAACTTTTTATGCTGAATTTTATAATTTTGATGATACAAGGCATATTTCCAAATCTTATACAGTTAATGCGTCTGATACTTGGGAAAAAAAGACTATTACATTTGAAGGAGATATAGCAGGTACAATTACAAATGATAATACATCATCCTTATACCTATTAATGTGGTTAGCCGCAGGAAGTAATTATACTTCAGGAACACATACAGGTGTGTGGGAGGCAACAGTCAATGCTAACAGACTTCCAGGACAAGTAAACTGTGCAGATAGCACTTCAAATAATTTTTATCTCACAGGAGTCCAACTCGAAGCAGATACGTCCGCCTCGGATTTTGAATTCTTACCTAAAGATATAAACATACAAAGGTGTATGCGTTATTATCAAATTTATAACTATATGGGAAATCCAGGAAGTGAATTTGGATATTCTTTACCTATTAGACAAAGTTCAGCAGGAAATAAACAATGGTTGATTACTACAACTTTACCTATTGGAGTAAGAACAAGTTCTGCAACACTATCTTGGGATGCGGCTAGAACAGGAAGTGCAGGAAGTGCTTACGATGGTAGTTGGCTTTACGAAACAACAAGTGCAAGTAATAGGTGGGCAACACCCACCAACACTTTTCAAAGCAAAGCAGATGGTGATACATATTCTCAATTATTTAACAGTATTTCATCTGTTATCACGGACAATACAAATTTTACGAGTGGTGAAACAACAACATTTTCTAGTCGATTAATAGTGGATGCGGAGTTATAAAAATGGAACTTAAAATTATTTCAGTTAGAAAAATCTATGATGCAAATACGGGTCTTTTTATAGATGCATATTTTGTTGACTCAGAAGATGGAAGAACTTATCAAGTTCCTCTTAACGAAGAAAATCGCCACTACCAAGAGATATTAGAATGGGTTGAAAACGGTGGCGTTATAGTAGATAATGGAGCGTAATCCATTTAATATCTAATTATGTATTTAGCTAGGTTATCATTTGCTGAAGCACCTTTTTCAGCAGAAGGAGGTACTAGCGTTGCAGTTCTTGTTACAGGACAAGAACTTACTCTTTCATTAAACAGCGTTACTGTAGCTGCATCTGCAGTAATTAATCAAAACGGGCAAGAATTAACTTCTTCTTTAGGAAATGAAACAGTAGTAGGAAACGCTACTGTAGTAATTACTGGTCAAGAATTAACTTCCTCTTTAAATAGCGTAGTTGTTACAGCAGGAGCAATAGCTATAATAACAGGAGAAGAACTAACTTCTTCTTTAGGAAATGAAACAGTTATTACTAATGCGAATGTTTCTGTAACAGGAGAGGAAGCTACAACAACATTATCAGATGAAGTTGTAGTCGGAGATGCAATTATTATTGAAACGGGTGAAGAAGCGACTGTTTCTTTATCAAGTGTTACTGTATTTACAGGAATAGTATTCTCTGTTACAGGGGTAGAAGCGACAACTACATTATCAGATGAAATTGTAGTCGGAGATGCTGTTGTTATTGAAGAAGGGGTTGAAGCGACAGGAAATGTTTCTAGTGTTACAGTTGCGATAAATCAAGTATTTAGTGTTACAGGGGTTGAAGCCACAACCGCTCTTTCTGATGAAGTAGTAGTCGGAGATGCTGTTATTATTGAAACAGGAGAGGAAGCAACAATATCTCTTGGAAATGAAACAGTAGTAGGAAGCGCAGTTATTCCTGTTACTGGCGAAGAATTAACTTCTTCTTTAGGAAACGAAACAGTAATAGGAAACGCTGTTATTCCTGTTACAGGAGAAGAAGCAACTAGTGCGTTAAATAGTGTTTCTGTAGTAATTAGTACTTTTGCTACAGTAACAGGTCAAGAACTGCAATTAATTCAAGGAAACGTTACAGTATCAACAGAACAAATTCTTCCAATTTCTGGATTTTCTGCTAATATAAGTTTAGGTTCACCTATTATTTGGCAGGAAATACCAGGTGCTAATAATGTGTGGACTGATGTAGATACATCAGTTACCAGTAGTTGGTCTAATGTAGATACTTCAAGTACAAACACATGGACGGAGATAGCGGCATAAAATGGCATCAACATATTCAGATCGATTAAAATTAGAACTTATGGAAGCTGGCGCAAACGCTGGTATTTGGGGAAATAATACAAACGATAACCTTCAAGTTATTGACGCCGCTGTAGGAGGTTATCTTACTAAAAATGTTTCTGGTAGCACGAACGTTACTTTAAGTCAAGCGAATCGTGATCCTGACGTAGAAACGACTAATGAAGCTGCCAATAAAGTTATTGAATTTACAGGAACGCTAACAGGGAATATTTATGTCTACGTTCCTGCTGTAGAAAAAGAATACATCTTTCATAATAATACTTCCGGTAGTTATACTTTAACTGTCGCCCCTACAGGTCATACAGCAAATGGAGTTGCAGTAAGTCAAGGTGCACATACGATTATGTATAATAAAAACGGAAACGAAATGGTCGATCTTTTCGCTAATTCGTTAGGAACGTTAAGTGCTGATACGATTAATGCGACTACTTACACAGGAGATGGATCTTCTTTAACAGGAATTCAACCTTTTACTTCTGGAACAAAAATGTTATTTCAACAAACATCAGCTCCAACTGGTTGGACGAAAGATACAACTCATAATAATAAAGCGTTACGTGTCGTGACAGGCACTGCTAGTTCGGGTGGTAGTAATACTTTTTCAGGAGCGTTTAATACAGCTCAAACTGTAAGCGGTACATCAGGAGGTACTTCCGTAACTATTACAGGAAGTGTTGGAGATACTACTCTAACGCTAAGTCAAATACCTTCACATAGACACTTAGAAGGAGGTCATGTGGAATTTGGTACTGGTGATAGTGTTAGTGCAGGAACGAGAAATACAGGAAACGATGGTGGTGCTAAAAGATTTTATACTGATTATCAAGGAGATGGAGAATCTCATACTCACACTGTAGGAACATTAGCAGGTAGTTCTCACACGCACACATTCAGTGATAATTTTAATTTAGACGTTCAATATGTCGATTTAATTATCGCTTCGAAAGATTAACATTGAAACTTGAAGTTAAAGATAACTGTCCTCTTAATAACTTTAAACCTTGCAAAAAATTTGATTGTGCTTGGTTTATTCAAATAAAAGGAACACATCCTCAAACAGGGGCTGAAGTAGATGAATACGGGTGTGCGATGGCCATGATGCCTTTACTAATGATTGAAAATTCTCGACAAACAAACCAAGCAGGGGCCGCTATTGAAAGCTTTCGAAATGAAATGGTGAAAGCTAATTTAGTAACAACTGCTAAACTATTAAATAAGAAAGATGCTGAATAAAGTTCAATTTAGACCTGGAATCGATAAAGAAAACACGGAATATGGTGCGGAAGGAAATTGGGTAGATTGTGATAAAGTTCGTTTTCGATTTGGACTTCCTCAAAAAATAGGAGGTTGGCTTCGTGTCGCAAGTTCAGCGATGGTCGGAGCTGTTCGAGGAATTAAAGCATGGTTTGATTTAGACGGAAATCGATATATCGGACTTGGCACAAATAAAAAAGTTTACGTTTTTAACGGTGGAAATCTTTACGATATTACTCCTATTCGTCAATCTAATACGTCTTTAACTAGTTTATTTACATCTACGAATGGTAGTTCAAATGTTACAGTTAGTATTAATAGTCATGGAGCGGGTCCAGGTGATTTTGTTATCTTTGACAATATATCAGGACTAACGGCAAGTACTTCCTATACTGTCTCTGATTTTGAAACAGGTGAATTTGAAGTTCAAGGTGTTGCTAACGGAGATGCTTTTTATATTGAAATGCCGTCTGCAGAATCAGGTGTAGGTATTACAACTACAGGAAGTGGAGATGCGGAATTTGAAGAAACAGTAGAACCTGACATTCAAACTATCGGATATGGTTGGGGAACTTATACTTGGGGATCGGAAGCATGGGGAACTGCTCGTTCCGTTTCTAACGTTACACTTGATATGGGAATGTGGAGTTTCGATAACGCAGGTGAAGATTTATACGGTTGGAAAAAGAACGGTGGAACTTATGTATGGGATACTTCCGCAGGATTAACTAGTAATCGAATGACTCAAGTTACGAATGCTCCTACAGCTTCAATTACAGGGTTAGTTTCTACTCCTGATCGTCATTTAATTTGTTTTGGAACGGAACTAACGATAGGAACTCCGAGTACGCAGGACACGATGTTTATTCGCTGGTCGGATCAAGAAAACTTTACACAATGGACTCCTACAACAACAAATACAGCGGGCTCTCAAAGGTTAGGTGAAGGTAGTAAAATTATATCTGCGAAGAAAACTAGAAATGAAATCTTAGTATGGACTGATTTAGGACTTCACAGTATGCAGTTTATCGGACCTCCCTTTACTTTCGGTTTTCGATTATTAGGAACAGATTGTGGAGCTGTCGGTATGAATTCTACAGTAGTTGTTAATGATACAGCCTATTGGATGTCGGAAGGTCGATTTATGGTCTATCGAGGTTCAATTCAAGAACTTCCTTGTAGTGTTAAATCGTATGTGTTTAACGATATTAATACAG